GTCCTGCAGAATCTGTTCGATGTCGTTGATCTGCCCATATTGCGCCATCCCTGTTGGAACCTCTGGGGTCGTCGGGTATGCAGGGCACCGGAGACGTATTGTCCGCAGGGCGTCCCTGATGTCCGTCCAGATTTTTGTCGTGAGGTACTTCCCGTACGTCAGCGAGATCGCCTGCATCCCTATGCCATACAGGTCGTTGATTTCATTTATGTTTGCATAGATCCTGACGAGGTCTGACGTGTTAAGGGCTCCCTTTAGTTGATGGGTGAAGTCTGCCTGCTGCTGTGCCGTCATCTCGCTCCATTTAAGCGAATTTAACAGGCGCACATAATCCACGTCCTCCTGCGTCCGGTCTGTGATCGGTGTCGTCCAGCTCATATGATGATATCCTCCGCCGTGATCAGCTCCTTATTTCCTGTGAAGTAAGGCAGGCCGACCGTGTTGAGATATCCTCTCGCGGTGATGTCCGCAAGAAAACCACCGGTCAGATCGAGCGTCATTGTCTCGATGATGACCGCCGTTGCCGTCAAGTCCTGCGCTACTATCCCGCACCACTCACCCACGCGCTCCGTGCTCGCGATGATCTTCATGCTTGTTTCGTGTCGCCACGTATAGTACGACCGCAGCCATTCAGCCAAAGTGCCGACGTCTGTGGAGTACAGCATGGCATTGAACGTCTTTATGTTCTCCACTTCGCCTGCAGGCAGCGGGTCGTCTGTGATCGAAATGGCGAAATCTTCCGCGATGTATTGTCTCGCTGTGATGATGCATTCCCCTGCGCTGGCCATCCGGATGAACACATAGTTTGTCGCGAAACTCACAAGAGTTCCACCGGAAACCGTGGGCGTATATCCCGGCACGATTGGCGTCGAAAACTGCACCCGCGATACTCCTGCGGGAAGGTTCCCTTTGAACACCTGCTTGTTCACGGTGTCTGCCGTGTATCTTTTGCACGCGACCGTGACGCCCGATGTATAAACTGCGCGGCTTCCGACTACGCTCCCCCATATCTTTTGCCCTGCTCCGATATACTTTGTGACGCTTCGGTTTCTGGGCGTGATGGTGATCGTTCCGCTTCTGGAATCGTCGCAGCAGGCTCTTGCTGCAAAACAAACCGCCTGCAGGGCTTGCCTGCATGTGCAGATTGGCATGTGTCCGTATATCGGCACGGAGGCGATCACGCTGTCGACAACGTACTGCGTGACGCCTGCTGTCTGCATGATGTCTGCTATGATCGAGCCTGCGGTCTGGCCTTCGTACACCCTGCCGTTGTAATAATTGATTCCGTCGATAAATCCGACCGCGTCCTGCGCCTCCAGCTTCAGAATATGGTCTTGCCAGCTCCACGTGTTGGTATAAAACGTCCCGCACGGGATCTCCATATCGTCGACCGATTCCCGCACCTCGACGGTCTGGTTTCGCTGAAGAGCCCGCCATTGTCCATTTGCATTCTGCGGGTCGAAGTCTCCCTCCTCGTCCAAGATTTCGAGGCTGCAGGTGTTAATCTCCAGCACCTCGCTGATGGTGTTCAGGCTCTCCGTCACCGTGGCGCTGATGATTCTCTCCCCCTCCAGCTCCAATGCCTCGCCGTATATGATGTACTGCAGGCGGAACGACCGGAACGGAAGACGCATAGCCGCTGGCTTGATTACGATCTTTCCGTAGTTCTCCACAATATTCGGGATGTATATGGAGTCTCCGCTCACCTCCGCCGTGACGCTGTTCAGCTGCGCCCCCTCCATGTCGTACCATGTGACCGTCACCGTGTCCGGATATACGTCCCCGCCGAAGAACAGCTGGATGCCGTTCGAAGTGTGCGGATCATCAAATGTCACGGTGGCCTGTGCAGGCGGCGCTGCGGTGGTCGCTCTGACCGAGTTGGATGTGAGTGCCACGTTTGCGGGTCTGTACATATCCCCCGCGAATCGCCGCGATCCGTCCAGAACGTTCAGGTTCTGGTCTGACATCATATACAGCGGCGGGATCGCCTGCCCCTTAAAAAGGGAGGGTGTTATATATGCGTTTTGCGCCGTCACCTCCGCATCCGCGATGGCTGTAGGATCCGAAAAATCGATTTTAACTTTGCACGATGTCTTGTTGGCCACTTAAGCCCTCCGCGTCGGCCTCCTGCTGGTCATTTTCCAGTTGAGGCCTTTATAAATCACGCTGCTCTCGTACACCTTTTGTATCTCGTCTTGTATGCTCGAGAAATAGCCGTAAAACTCAAACGGTGCCGTACTGTCCGGGATGGATACGGTGTGAAAGCGGTTGTTCGGGTCTGTGATATGCGTGTACAGCCGCATATATTCACCCGGGTCGTTGATGATGCCAATCTCGATGGTGTAATTCTGGTATCCTCCGATGGTTTCGATTTTGATGTCTCCATCCTCGGTTCGCTCCGCGTACTTTTCGAGGAATTCATAAGCCCTGCTTACTCTCACCAGCGGGACGTTGTAAACTATATTGTCAATCTTGATCCCTTGCGTGAATTCCATTATGCCTCCTTATGTCGCGGCCAGCCGCGTTCCGATGCGGTTGTTCTCGCCATCGATGTATGGAACCATAAGCCTTGCGAATGTCCGACCGTCCACCTGCATGATTGCCGGTTGGCTGCTCCTGCTGCCGTTGATGATGTCCGCGAGGTCTTGCATCCATCCGGTGTTGCTCTCCAGCGGCAGGACGGCCTCCTTGCCAGCCTCGCCTATCACAGCCAGCGTGCTTCCCGTCGTGATGCCTCCGGTTGCCAGAAGCGGTATCTGGGGCGCAGAGACATGCGAGATATTAAACCCGAACGTCTCTCCTCCTACGAACGGCACCCAGTCCGGAATGTCAAAGCTTATCCAGTTCAGGCAGTCTATCACAAAATTAATCCCGCTCGTGACCGCAGAGATCATGCCGTTGATGATGCCTATTACAAAATTAATTGCGCCCTTCACGACGTCTCTTACGCCGTCGAAAATGGTACCGACAAAGCTGCCGATCTTCTTCCACGCTGCGCTCCAACCTTCTGTGAAGATCGTTTTTATGAATCCGAGAATTCCCTGCAGCACGGTCTTGATTCCTCTCCAGACCGTTTGTATGGAATCCAGAAGGCCTTCTACGAAACCCACCACCGTTTCGATGACCGGTTTCACCTTCGGCGCTACGTTCTCGACGATCCAGCCGATGACCTCCATTACCTTTTCCAAAACCGCGCCCGCGATTTCTATGATCTCTCCCACGATCTCGATCACGTCCTTTGCGAACGGCTCAAAATGTGTTTTCAAGAAATCCTTTAGTTTTTCGATCAAAAAGTCGATCGTCGGTTTGATGTGGTTGTTCCATGCGTCGAGGATCACCCCGACCAGCCACGACAGCTTCTCCTTCAGCTTATCGATCGTCGGCTTGACGTGGTTGTCGTATCCCTCCTTCACATACTGGATCACCGTGTTGATCGTGTCCCGGATCGCCTTCGTGATGTTTTTGAAAATCTGCAGGATGCCTTCCAGCGCCACCTTGATCTGCTCTTTGTTCTCAATGATCGGCGCTGTGAAAAAGTCTATGACGTCCCGGGCAAACCCCCACGCAAGCTCCGTAACACCCATGAACGCATCCGCAAAAAGGCCGATGATGTTTTCTGTGAGCCCGATGGCTTCCTCGCCTTCAAACACGCGGAAAATCTCAGCGAGAACTTGGCACGTCTCCGCCACGATCTCGTTGATGCTGGTGCTGATGTCGAACATCGCCACGATGTATCCTTTTATCGTCTCCGTGTTGTTCTCGAGGTACTGCGTCAGCCCTCCGATGAGGTTGGTCGCTATGGTCAGGCCGATGCTTGCGAACATTCCAGCTACGCTCCCGAGCGCGTACATGAAGGAGTTCACCCACTCTGCAGCTGCGTTCTGCACCTTCGGGTCTCCGAAAATCTCCCCGACGACCGTTTTCAGCCGGGTCGCGTAATCCGTCAGCTTCTGCATCCGGGCGTCAATATCCCCCATAGATGCCATAAAGCCGCGCTTAAACTCTTCCCAAAGGTTCGCGAGCATCTTCTGCAGCTTGCTCACTCCTCTCTCGACCGGCACCATCTCGTACATGGCGCCGCCGCCCGCGCCTGCTCCGCCTCCGGTGTCTTTCTTTTTGTTCAGCACGTTCAGATCGTCAAAACCAGCGAGCTCTCCGTTGGCGTCCTTGGCCGCCTTGGCGGTGTCCTCCAAGCTCCCGGCGAAGTCCTTTTGCTGTTTGATCGCCTTCATGTAGGATCCCGCGCCGGTGATCATGGCAAAGAAGCGCCCGAGGGCGTTGACGGCATCGGTCAGCCAATCCATCAGCGTTACCAAGGCCGGGACAAGGGCGCTTATGATCGGCGCTGCTGCCGCTGCAAATGACGCCTTCAGCGCTGATGCGGAACTCTGCAGCTGGCTCATCCGCTGGTTGAATGCCGAGGATTCCTTTGCGACATCCTTCAGGCCGTCCGTGATTGCGGAAAACACTGCCCGTAATATCCGCGTTATCACTGAAAAGATGAACACCTGCTTTGCAATTCTGGCGATTCTGCTTCCCATTTTGCTGAAGGCATCGCCAAGCTTCGAGCTCCCTGCTTGTACCTCCCTCTGCTTGTGGGCGAGGATGGTCATCTGGTTCTGTGCATACTGCAGGTCACTTCCCAGCTTCTCGTATTCCTCCCGGATGCCTTTCTGCTTCTGAATCTCCGCCATGCGGGCACGCAAAGCGTCCGCCTCGTCGGCAATCCTGTTGAACTGATCTGCTGTGCCCTGTCCGGTGCGCTCCAGATACTCCATGAGGCCGCGCAGGCCTTCCAGCTTATAGTTGCACTCCGCCAGCTCCTTGTTCAGCTCCTCCGCCGATTTGTCAAGGGCTCCGCTCGTCTCGATCTCCTTCATCCTGTCCTTGATCTGACCGATGCGGTCGGCGGTTTTGGCCATGCTTTGCTGCAGCTGCAGCAGCTTGGCGTTCGCTTTCCTCGTGTCGATATCGGTTTCAATTCTGATTGTTCCGTCTGCCATTGAATTCCTCTGCTATCTGCTCGAGAATGCCTTTTCGCTCGCGCATCGCCTCCATCTGCTTGTCGAATGCGTCGATGGCGTTTTCCTCCTCCCGGGAGAGCGGTTTTTTCTGTCCGCCTCCCGGCTGCGTCAGCGCGTATATCCGCTTCGCCTTCGCGATCTCTGACCGCTCCTTGGCGCTCATGCTGCCGGTGATCTTTTTCTTCCGGATCTCTATCACCTGCAGGAAGCTCGACCGCTCATATGGCATATTCCAGAGCATCCCCTGAAACTCCCACCAGTGCAGGTCTGCTTCGTTGAGGTTGATGCCGTATATGTTCCGGAAGTCTGCGTATATACGCCACTGGTCGACCTCGTAATCCAAAAGCTTTTGTGTCTGCTGGTCTTTCGGCGCATGATCCAAATTCCAGCCGCTCATGTACCACGTCAGAAGCTCCCTCATGGCCTCCGGTGTGTCCGGTATCTGCACGTTGTCCATCCTCGCGAACAACAGCCCGGCGATGACCTCTCCGCGCTCTGTGTGCGTCAGCTCGGGGTCATAGAAGGCCTGCGTGATCTGGATGCCGACCTGAAATGCCATATTCAGCGGGACGCCGTTCCACTCCTCCGGGAGCGGGTCGATCAGGACGTTCATCGTGTGTTCTTCCCGCGCTTATCCGGTGAATACTTCCCACGGATTTTGTCTGCCCGTTTCTTGTACAGATCCTCCATGATCGGGATCATCTGGTCTAAGAACTCCATCAGGAGCTCCTCGTCCGGGATGAAGTCCTCGTTGAGCTCATAGTTTTCCCGGAACACCTTCCGGACGGTTCCTCGCCCGAAGATGGCGTCAAGGGTTCCGATCATCCGGTTGATGTACTTTATGCGGAACCGTGCGACCTCCACGAGCGCATCCGTGTCGGTCTCGTCCGGGAACCGCTCTTTGATCTCATCCGCCTCTTTGTTGTACTCCTTTTGCAGGTTGTCCAGCTCCTCGCTGGCCGCGTTGAACTTATCAAAAACCGACGCGTCGCTTACGTCGATCAGGATCTCGTCTCCGTATCCGTTGCACTCAATGCGCTTGATGTTGCTGTTAATGGAAATTCTCAAAGCTTCGCTCATGTCATCCTCCTCTGGGGAACTCGGGGCGACACCTGAGTCTGATGCCGCCCCGGGGCTTTGTGGTATGGGATTACGCCTCTGTGAAGGTGTAAGTCCCGGACGCACTGATGTTGATGGTGCCTTTGACCACGTCGCCGTTGCCGTTGATTTGCAGGCTGCTGGTCAGGATGTCGCCGCCTGCGCCGCCCGTGGATCCCGCCGCCACGACGACCGGCACCTTGATGCACTCACCGCTGCCGGTTCCCTCGGTCTGGTCGAAGGTGATGTCGGATTTGTAAAACCTGTAATAAAAGGTTTCCGCGTCCGCCCCGGTCGGAAAGTTTTTGAACGCATTGTTGATCGCGGTCTGCATCGCGTCGTTCAGGTGCTCTCTGGCCGGGCTCAGGCTGAGGTTGTAGCCCTTCAGCGTGCTCGCTGCGCTCTTCATGTTGACGTACTGGGTCGATTCAATGTCCGCGCCCCAGTCCTCGGTCAGCTCGGTGTAACCGTCGCCCATCTCGAGGATGTTCGAGGTCGTCCCGCCGCCAAGAAGGCCTACGTCCAAAAGAGACACCATGTTTGTTCTGTCGAGTGCCATGATTTATTCCTCCTCTATGCTTTTTTGAAATACTGGAGCGCCATGTGGACTTGGTAATCGATGGTTCCATCGTTTCCTGCGTCCGCCATGAACACCCCGGATGTGTTTGTGATCGTCTCGATCTGCCTCTCCTCGTCCAGCGGGGGATAGGTCGCCAGCCGGTATGCCGTGCCGTTCCACTCCACCTTCTGCCCTTCCAGCCATCGCGAGAGGGCGTCCAGCCTCTGCTCCGCCTTGATCTTGTCCTTGTCGCTCGTCGGTTTTACCCTGTACCGCAGGAAGTAAGCATACTGTCCGATAAAGCTCCCAGAGACGTATCGCTTCACGTAAACCGTGCCCTGCTGCGCAAACTCACCGATCACGCCGAGCTCCACGGTTCCGTGACGAACCGCCGTCTTGGTGCCCTTCACCATCGGGCTTTCCTGAATCATACGAATCAGCGCCTCGCTGACCGCCTTCTGCTCCGATATGTCGAGCACCTGCACCTGTTCGTTCATCCTCTTCCTCCTGCCACTCTGCGCACACCGCGCACCCA